GTCTTTTCACCATCAAACTTTACATCAAGTGTATCATTATTTGGATTAAAGTCAACATATTGATAAATTCTGCCAACTGATGTAAACTTACTAGTTGTTATTGATCCAGGAACAATTGAGTTTCTAAATTCGAACAGTGGGTATGACTTCTTATTAAGTTCCGGCTGATAGAGCTTTCTGAGAGTAAGCTCAGTTTGATTTGTAACAATAGATGTATCCGCATCATTAATAGCAGTCTCAAGTCTGGAAAGACTAAGCTCTGAATTAAATTCAGACAATTGATTGGTATTGAAATTTTGTATGGCTACTTTTACAGCGGATTCAATATCCGAAGCTGACAAATTTGTAATATTAGCTTCATATTTTACGGTTGTATACACATTGACATATAGATAATTCGGATCAATAACCTTAGGTGTTACACCAAGTGCGGTTCGAACTTTCAAATATTGTTCTATGTCTATCTTTTCTACGTCCGATAGTAAGTTACCGGTAAATGTGGTAGGTACAATATAAACCGTACCATATCTTGGATAATCCGTTACTTGCTCACCACCATATACGTATACACTTTTTACAGTCTGAAACTCTTGTGTAATTAAAGTTTTAAAATCATTTATGGTTATTGCTCTATCTTGTGTCTGATATGCTCGAGGCGCTCGATATCTTATTTCTTCAATTGTTTCGGCTTCTGCTCCACTGTATCCTGTTTCAACTACAGTTATGGTTGGAGTTATACTTGAGCCGTAACCATTAACAGCACCTAGATTGTCTGACAAAGAAAAGTTAGTGGCTTTATTGCCGTTTGGTCCTGCTGTTACTCTATATGTTATTGCTATAGTGCTACTATCCGTAGGTCTAGAACCAAATGTCCCATCACCAAATACAATCTCGTATGTCTGATCTTCAGATGCTTGCACAAAGTAAGACTTGCTTGTAGAATCTAGCCCGATTAAGCTATTAGCCTTACTATACGTAGTCGGTACAACTGCGTTCGATTCAGTTACCGATACTTCAATGGAATCTGTATCTATAGATGCATTTGACAATATAAATCTTTGATTCTCTACGGCATAGTTCATGATGAAAGCATCAGTTGTTTGAGTGCCTTCATATACCGTAACATCATTAGCAGTAAATTTTCCGGCCGATGGATATAGCACTAGTGATTCAATAGTGACAAACTGAAATGTGCCTACAGAGTTCTTTCCTGAAAACCGAGTACCCTTAGGAATAGTAAATACTGTGAGGCCTGATTGTGGAAACTGTAAGTTCAACCTAGCCCTAGCAGACTTAGCCGATCTGGGTGTATAATTCAGTGACTTAGCTATAGATATAACAGAGTTCCGAAGCTGTGCGGAATCCAAGAACATCTCAGATGCTACCATGTTTAAGTAGAATACATTGAGATGTGTATTGTAAGTCAAGATGTCCAGAAGTACAGACATATTGGAACCGTCAAAGTCATAGTCAGAAAACTGAGCTTGACCGTTCAGGTATGTCTTTAACTGAGCCTTGAGGGTGTCAAAGTCCAGATTGACTAGACTTATGGAGTTATTGGCCATTATCGTACTCTTCTTAAGATGACATCAAGGCTTTGGGGTTGCATATTATTTATGATTGAAAACACGATGTTTACTGATATAGTATTGGTATCACTAGTTGGTATAACAGTCACGTTTATCAAATACACTCTAGGTTCGTTGGATTGAATTGTGGTTCTAATGCTTGTTTCTATATCGTCCGTTAAGAACCCATCATTAGGTTCAAATAATGATCTATTTACACTTGACCCTATATTCGGCTGAAAAGGTCTTTCACCGTAATTTGTAAGGACTAAGTTCTTGATCGACTGTTTTATTGACTGATCGTTCTTAAGCCGAACCAAATCTTTTGAGATAGGATGTGGTGTTAGATCACTCAAGAAGTCTCCGAATATGTCGGGAATTTTATCAAGCTGTGTATATCTATCTGCTCTGGTGCTCATTGGTAAGTTCCTATCCGCAAGTTACGTTCGGTGAGCCTTGAATTGCTAAATCACCACCGCTGTCAGCATCACCCACTCTACACACCTTCTTTCCATTGACAAATACTGTGGCCGATCCTGTAATCATTAAATCTCCGTCTGTTACTGGAGAATCAACTGTTATAACATTTAGTGAGTTTACAAATACGTCGGTTGTCAATGCTTGCATATCTGCCATGGTTACCGATACTTTATCTCCATTTCTACTTACAGCAGGCATTAGTCATTCAACCTTATCTGGGTACCCTTGACAAATACCTGCCCGGCAGATGTAATTGTTATAGGACCTGCTGTAGTGGTAATTGTTACACTATCAGTAGCATTGATAGTCATGTTCTTACATGCTACTCTGAAGTCACCTTCCAAGTTGAACTCTATATTCTTTCCTGTAAGTGACCAATCATCACTCAAGATCTCTGCTTTTGTTCCACCGTAGTTGATGACGGTTTCCCCGCCGATTGATTCATATTTGTTATTTGTTAAACCTAAGATATAGTCACCGTTTACTGATTCAATTCTGTCTTTCTCGGTATGTACTTGTCTTACACCACCTACACCATCTATCAAATCACCACCAACACCTGTAGTCTTGTCTAGAGCTACAGCCTCAAGTGATGACTTATCCACATTGAAACAATATGTACCACCGATCTTTATGTCAGCATGAGAATCAATTGTCTGAGAGAATGTATCCTTGAAGTAATTGTAGACCTTTTCTACTACAGTATGTACCCAGCGGCCGGTCTTCTCTATTTCTACATACGTACCAGTTGTATGAGCAACTTTCAGACTTTCATTATCGGGAGCATCATTGATATGAAACTCATGACCACTTCTAGTGACGGTTGCTTGGTTATATGGATACTCAGTTGCAAACGTTGATTCTGGGTGTCTACGGTTAGTTGGATCTGTTGTTCCTGACATATTATAAACTCCTGAACGCGTTTTCCATTTGCGCCCTTCTCACTGCCAATAGAGATTGGGCTTGTGTAAATCTATCTACTGATCTTTGTATTGCTTGAGTATTAGGAAGCACTGAGATTGATAGTCTAGCATTGAACAAACCGGTTACAGAAGAATATATTCTAGGAGCTAGAACTGCAGTTGCAGCAAGGATCTGAAGTGGATTTCCACCTCCAATGACTCGGGTTAGAGCAGATATTTGACCTATACCGGTTGCTCTAACTAAAGTATCTTGTAAACTTGATGTATTCAATCGTCCTGTGGTTATTAATCCATACAGACTGGCTTGAGTTGCTCTACTTACATCATAGCTACTATGTTGAGTTGCTGATGTGTAGTTAGGTTGGCCGTTCCTAAGAGTAAACACCGGATCTCTAGTACCCGATGCATCTGTCCATCTTATATATCCAGGATATGGATCACTATCATATGAGTAATAGTTTTGCGTATAGCCTGCAGGTGCATCGACTACCAACGATATAGGCTTGAACAATACAGTCGGTGCTCTAGAAAGTATCTCTTGCTTAGCATAACCTAGTCTATTTCTGATTGTTTGTACAGAGTCAGCACCGCGAGAAATAGCAGTCTGGATATTTGCAACTGATCTTGCAAGAGCCTGTGTACCGGTCGCCATTGAATTCAATGCCGCTGGAGCGGCGCAGATTCCACCGGTCAAGATTGCATCAAGAGCTGCCTTGAAGTTGGCCAATGCAGCTGCAGCTAAACTGATAGCTCTGAGTACCGCATTGATACCAAGAAGTTCCATAAGATCAAGTAGTACTCTTATAAGAGCGTCTACTATCATATTGATAAATCCTGCAGCAATAGATCCCAAGTCGATTGTGAGGCTTATTGTTGTTGCAGCAGGAACAAAACACTTGAGGGACGATATCGTACCATTTGGATCTACTTGCTTTATTATGGATAAAACATCTGACTCATTAGCACTTGCTGATGCGGTGGTTGCTGCATTTGCAAACTGCATCCCATTCTCAACTTCAGTTGTAATAACAGCACCGGTATTTGCAGTTACAATGTCAATATTAAGTGTGCCTGAATCTATTGAATTGATTGTCAGTCTGTCTGCATTAAGACTTGTGTAAGCATTAAAAACACTGTTTTGTGTAGCACCAGGAATACTACCTGCAGCTGTATTTATTGCAGGTGCACCACCTTCAGTCTGGCCCGAGATTGGAATTCCAGCTCTACCGACCGACCCCATAACAATAGGGTATTGTTGATCACGGTCGAGCCAATATCCCATAACACGAGAACCGACTACAAGTCCTACAGGTGCGGTACCAATTCGACCTCTAGCGGCAGAAGTAACCGGTTGAATTACTTGTGCCCATGGTAGATCTGAATCTGGTATGTTAACAGTATCATCATGGCGCCCAAGTACTCGGAGCTGCACCCTACCAGATTGGTGAGGGTCCATCACGTTAGTTACAGTGCCGATCCAGATGCTTACATTAGATCCAAAGTTTGTTTCAGTCATCAGAAAGAATCCTCATAACGACCCTTAACGCCTTCTACAACACACGTGTATCTAGGCCTATCCGAAGCCAATCCTATCTTGTGATGCAGTCGTGTAATGAGTACTTTACCAGAAATAAGTGGATCTTCAGCAGTTTGGCCAGTAAATGAACTTCTGTTGGGTAACTCACAGTTGATTGTGACACCTGCAGTTAGTACTGTATCACCTATAACTCTAATCTTGATCGAGTTCTGCATCATAAGAGCAATCAATGCTTGAGTATCGGGTGTTGATTCGGGAATAAATGTTTCAGGTCTTTGTGATATATCAACTGGAATCATCGATTGTTGTGGTAAGTCGGATCGGAAGTACTTATTTCTGAATGCCGTTGAATTCATAGTACCTGAACCACCAACTGCAGTAAAGGCCGAATCGTTTGTGTCTATATTTTGTGCTTGATAGTCCCACGTAGTAAAATTAAATGTGGAGACTCTTCGTGGACCGCCGTATGTTATTCTGTCTATAGAGCTGAACTGATTTGGAACTTTGAATGCTATAATGTTGTCATCGCCTCTAGCATAGATTGTAGTATTAATAGCATCCGACATCTGAAAGTCTTTAATAGGATCTGATGCAAATAGCTTCTCTATGGTTACAAAGTTAAATGTTTGCTCTTCATTCTTTCTGTTCTCAAAGTATACATAAAATGAAGATCTTTGCTCAGCAGACACAGATCTTTTCTTGATCAAGTTTATTGCTTCATATGGATTCCTATTTGGAATCAGAATCTTTTGGGATGCTTTAGTATTTTCCAATTCTAAAGGCTTGGAACTTTTTAGATAGTTGGTGTGGATATCCTGGACCATCTCTGAACAAAGTTGATTATAGCTTTTCTGAACAAAGTTGGTCTTTGCATACATGGCTTCTTCAGATACACACTTTAGTGTATATGACTTACCCTTTTGGGATCCAACATTTTCCAATTCGGATAGCTCGTGTAGAGCAAATTGATATTGAGCTCTTTGAGAGCCCATCACATAGATCTCAAATACAACCGTTTCATCACCGACTAGTGTGACTTGTCCAAGCAGATCATTCATGTCGATCACTTGGATGTCACACACCATTCCAGGAGTAAATATGCTTTCGTATATTGAAGCGCCGTTGAACGAAGATGCCAGATCTATAGTTCCTCGATCTGAAGATATAGTCAGATTGACTACCTCAACATCACCCGGTCTGTAATTATTTCTTGTCATATTATTTCAATAGATCTTTCAACTGTCTAGCTACCTTAGGCGCAAATTGACTCTTAAGTACTGTGATAGACTTATTTTGTTCGTTCACCGAATTTTCATGATCATAGTATGTTACAGGACTCCAATAAGATGACTCTATAGATGGTATATTGGTTGCAACCGTATTGGCTGTTGTGAACACAGTATTTGTATTGCTTTCTCTACCGTATAGGTAGCTTGAGCCTGAAATAGTTCCTGTAGTCACAATACCACTTAGGCTCTGCAATATGACTGTAGTGGTATTTGCAAATGCTACTTGACCGGTACCAGTCTGAGTCGGACCGAACGTTATATTGACTACTTCGTCAGTTGCAAATCCAGCGCCGTTAGCAACAGAGTATTTCGAAATAGCATTTGTCTTTACTTTCCATTCAGTCCTTTGTCTAGTATATTCTCTAGGTGAGGCCGTAATCATACCATTGATAGGAACGGGCTCATAGAATTTCTGTAGACTGTAGTTCAGAACATTATAAGCATCGGCGGAAATAGACGGACTTGGATCTGAATACCAGTTGTTGGTGTAGTGTTTAATTTTGGTCATTGCAACTGCTAGAGAGCCATACTTTTTTACTATGAATTCATTGAAGGTAGTTTGATCCAAATACCAATCATAGTAAGGATCAACTACTTTATTTGCCATGTATAAAGTCCAAGCCATATACTGATCGCTGTAGTACCTATTAGCAATCATATCCGGGCGTTCACCGGGAGCTACATCGTATGGATAGTAGAACAAGGGATTGTTATACACAGAAGTAAGAAATACGGTCCGCTGAGTAATATTCTTAGCAATCGTATTTGCATACTGTATAGTTTGAAACTTTTCGAAATATCTTTCTACCATTTAATCAGAATCCGTTATAGGTTACTGTTGCGGTCTTGAAGTTTCAAAATCTGCTTTAGTCCAGATTTCAATTTCTTGTACTTTAATAGTAAATTGTACTGCAGTTGGAGCTAGTGATGTTCTATAAAACGAAGGCTGATTTGGCGCAAAATTGACTGTTATGCTATCGACCACACAGGGTTTAAACTTATATAGATATGTATCAGTTGGTCTAAAGTTTATCTCTAGTATTTCTGGATATGAAAAGAATACACCACCCAAATTTGATATACCAGGCAAAGAGTGATATCTAAATGTTTGCACAATATTGTTTATGACTTCAGATTCGGCCCGAGATTTTGGTATAAAGATCCAACTAAATTGGTGACTTCTAAAATTTGGTGACTTAAAGAGAACTGCTTGGAAAGGATTGGTAGTAATACCGGTAAGTACCGATACACCACGAGTAACTTCAGATATAGCACCTTCAATTGTACCAACAGGAATTCCTGCCGCGCCTGCAATTACACCTGCTATAGCACCTGGAGCTGCTCCAGCTCCTACTCCAGCCGCAGCAATTAGAGGAGCACGTGCAATATTTGCAACAGTACCTGTTCCGGCCGCACCTATTGCTTCAACAATCGATCCCATAACGGATCCTAAATTTTCATTTGCATATTGAATATCAGTTTGTTCAACTAAATTTGAAGGTATGGGTAGATTAATCTTCATCACTTCATTATAGAAAGGTCGATCATATATTGACCTTCTGGTATATTCTTTGAACTGCATACTGATATATGGTACGTCTGACTTTAAGTCACTAGGAAACTTTAAATTTTGCTGAAAAGCCCCCGCTAAAGTTGCTTGTTCGTCAAAAAGTGCAACGGCATCACCAACGGCAGCTAAACTTGCAATTGCAGGAGCTGCTCTTAAAGCATTACCTAGAAAACGTCTAACACTCATTTGAACTCTCTATAAATACTATTGCTTGAGTCTATTTATCCATGGAACCTAAGATGCCGAAGTACAATCAGGGCTTCTTTAAACCAAAGAACCCGACCAAATATAAGGGCGATCCTACAAGTATAGTCTATAGATCCGGTTGGGAACTCAGACTAATGTCTCATTTCGACATGCATTCAGATGTAATTTGGTGGT